AACAGCGTTAAGACAAGGTAAAACAGCGCCGCAAATTCCACAATCTAATAACCCGGCAGCTGGTGGTAATCAACAAGCTTCAACTGATAATACGAAAGGTATCAATGCACGTGCAGCTGATGGTCAACCTGTACCAGGACAAACAAGGTATACGACGACAGATAAAAAGAAAACATATCTTTACGGAAAGGATGGCTGGAAGCAACAAGATCCTAGCACTAAGAAGTGGAGTATACCTGTACAGCAACAAGCGCAAGTTACAGCTGCTTGGCAGAAGTCACAAAATATTACACCTACCGCAAAACCTGCAGCTAGTGCCGGTACACCGTCTGCAAAAGCTACAAGGCGCGCTACACAGACAAAAGGCGGAACACCTGTTCAACAACCTACAGCAGCTGATGCAGCTTCGATGAACTTACCAGGTCATCCTGTAACAAATACAACACCGCCTAATAGGCGTACTAAATAAAATTATGCCATATAATATACAAAAATCAAGTTCAGGATATAAGGTTCGTTATAAGAAAGGTGGTAAGATGCATACAGTACCAGGTGCATCTGCTTCAAAAGAAAAAGCTAGAAAGCGTATTGCAGCTATTGAGATAAGTAAACATGCTCATGAAAGTTTCGATCAAACGGTAAATAATTTACTAAAAAAGCTACTCTTCTAGTTGATTTATTTCTTACAAAGAATAACTAATAGAGAATATAGGAAAGAGAGAAGGGACGGCAGACAGATTTTTATTTACATTTTTCTGATTTTTGATGTTTCTTTAAATTCTGCGTAGTTATTAGTTTACTACAATTAGTGCATATTACCCTCATACGCTCTTTTCGAATTGCTGTTTTCATTTTCATTCTGGTTAAATCAGATCTCTTTCTACCTCTATGAAATTCAGCAGTTTTTTCAATACTCATTTTATCTTTCGTGTAGTGTGGCATTCCTCTCTTCCATCCTACAGGAATTTCATTAACTGTCTTAAAACTTTTAATTTCCTTAGGATTCAAAACATTATACGCTCTTACAGTATTTTTGGTTGTTGATCCACCATCACCTATTTCCTCAATTAAATTCGCCCAACACACATCTTCAACTATGTTATATTTCTTTGAGTAATATATACCAGCTTGTCTAAGCTCGTAATTCGTTCCGTAGTGACCGAGTATCGTTGTAATAATTTTAGGATTATGTTTTTTGAGAATACGTCTCCAATATACACCGCTACCTTTATATTTTAGCGGATCTTTGTAGTCAGCGCACTTACAGAGATATTTTATATTGAGTCCCACAGCCTCTTTTATCATTAAATAATAGCCAAATTCCACAATAATATTTATACTTTAATGTTGATTTTCGTGGTCGAATATTTTACTATAAGCTTAATGAGTAATTACGTATCAACAAAATTAATTGAACTCGGTTCATGTGCTTTTAGACAATTCGGCGCAACGCATAGTCACTGTCATCTTTTGCACGGCTATCAACTTAAGGCAAAATTCCATTTCGGATGCCGGGAACTCGACAGTAATAACTGGTCAGTTGATTTCGGTGGACTTAAACAACTTAAGCAAATTTTAAATGATCAATTCGATCACACTCTCTGTATCGCTAAAAATGATCCATTACTCGAAGTCTTTCAACATCTTCACAATTTAGGTGGATGTAATCTTAAGGTTATGTCGGGTGTTGGTATTGAGAAGACAGCAGAATGGTGTTTTAACGCAGCTACACAATTCCTTAAAGATACATATGGTGATCGTTGCTGGGTTGAGAAGGTAGAAGTATATGAACATAAAAATAATTCAGCTATTTATTTTAAACCAAATAATACGGTCATACATACTTCATTTACAACATCTCCTATTCAGTCAGCACCTGTAGTATCTGAAGTAGTACCAACTGAGACTCCCGCATCACTACCCGAACAAGCGACACCACCTCCTACTGTTAACTTGCCTGTAAATGTTGGTAATAATAAAGTTACAACAGGTTATTCAGGTCTCTTTGATGGCATTAGTTGGGGCAGCAGATGAATCCCGAGCACATGCATCAGATATATGGTGGTGAAATATCTGACCATATTAAAATACAAAATCAATCAGCTCCGGATTTTTTTAAGTCGGTAGATAGCGGTGAACAGTTGACTAATATCTATAATAGTCAAGTTAAATCAAAAGGTGCTGTTAATGTAACAAATTCTATATTAGCTTTTAATCCTAAACAGTTAATTGATAAGCCAGCTGAAGACCCTATTTCCTTAGCGTTTAAAGATGCACTTAATAGGGTAGCAGCTGAGATAGGATTAACTGATGCAGATGGTGTACGCTATACTGCAGAATATAATCCAATGCTTAAAGATCAATCGAGCACTGATATACAACGCGCGAATGATGCTGTAGCACGTGCTCTTGAAGAGCTCAAGACTTTAGGCGAGATTTAGAATCTGACGGGCTGTACTCTTTTGTATTAGTTACAGGCATAATACCTTTAAATATATGTGTAACGTAGCGACAAAGCTCTGAACGTACAATATGATCTTCAGTGAGTTCAACACAGTGTACACCGTGTTCTTTAGCATCATCATTATCAAATGCTTTATAGACTGTATTAAAACCCGACTTTCCATACGGTAGATCTGATTGATCGGGGTCACCACATATAATCATTTTACTAAATTCGCCCATACGAGTAAAAAGAGTTTGTAATTCACGAATTGTTAAATTTTGACTCTCATCACAACACACAAATTTTACTGCAAAGTGTAACCCGCGTGCGAAGTTAATAGGGCAAATGGTTATTCTATTATCCTTATGTAAGCGATGAATTTGAGGTTCAATAATAAGCTCAGAGAACTTCTCATTGAAGGGAGTCATATATACATTTACCTTTTCATTAATATCACCTGGTAGGTAACCAAGCTTAGAGTCAGAGCTTTCAACAGCAGAACGCACGAGAACAATATCTGATACTTTCTTCATATTAAGAAGCTGAAGACCGAGATACATAGATAGAATTGTTTTTGAAGTACCGGCTGGACCCTTAAGAATCATAAGCTTTGTCTTCTTATCAAGAAATAAATTTATAATTTCTTTTTGTTTATCCGTCCAAGGAAGCTCCCGGACATTAAGTGAGAAGTCAATTTTTTCTCTCTGGGCTACGTAGGGTGAATTATCTTTAACTTCCGTAGAAGTCTTAGATGTGGCAACAGCTGCGGCTTTCGCCGTACGCTTTGGTTTTTTCATCTATTATTATTTAATCGATTTCCGATCTTGATTAACAACAGCAATATATTATTATTAGTATATGATTGATATTAATTCAGAAACGCTATTCCTATCCGACGATAAAATTTTTTATACGATTGAAGGTGAGGGTGAGTATGTTGGTGTACCGTCGGTGTTTATGCGCGTAGCTATGTGTAACTTAACCTGTCGCGGTTTTGCATCTGAGGATAGCCCGTATGGATGTGATTCATATGTTTCATGGTCTGTTAAAAACAAGATGACGTTCGCAGAAATCTTTACTCTCTTAGAAGAGAATAATTATACACAACATCTCTCCAATAATGCAATTCTCAAAATTACTGGTGGTGAACCAATTATACAAGAAAAACAGCTGTTAAAATTTGTACAAGCATTCGTAGAACGTTATGGTTTTATTCCACGTATTGACTTTGAGACAAACGCAACCCTTACCCCCGATAATAAATGGCTCTCACCTCGTGATCATGTTGATGGCATATACGGTGCGACGTTTACCACTTCACCAAAACTCATATCTAACGGTGATCCAGAAGAGAAGACATATAAGCCTGATGTATTAAAGTGGCATAGAGAGCATAATTCGGGATTTAAATTTGTAATTAATAAGTCCGAGGATATTGATGAGATATGGAAGAAGTATGTTAAGGACGGTAATGAAATTAATGTACCGCTTAACCGAATTTGGTTTATGCCTTGCTGTGGCTCACGTGAGGAGCATGTAGCAAACGCACCTGCGGTAGCTGAATATGCTAAAGCTATGCATGTAAACTTCAGTCCCCGTCTTCAGCTTTTGATTTGGAATAAAGCCTTGAAGGTTTAATAGATTTGACTTAAATAACAGACATGAGAATCGCTATTTCCGGGAGTGCCTGTCAGGGTAAATCCACTTTAATTAATGATATTATCAAGAAGTGGCCGATGTATAAACGGTCAGATGAATCGTACCGTAAGCTTATAAAGGATGAGGCTTTACCGCTCAATGATAAAGTCACACAAGACGGACAATGGAAGATTCTTAACTGTCTTATTGATGATATACAAAAGACATCAAAAGACGATTGTGTGTTATTTGATCGCTGCCCTTTAGATAATCTTGTCTATTCACTTTGGTCAAACAGTAAGGGTCAATCAGATATTGACGATGAGTTTATTAAAAAGTGTATTCCTCTGGTTCAAGAGACAATGCATGCGCTAGATATTATCTTCTTTACACCGATTACTAAATTTTCACCAATACCAACCGAGGCACGTGAATCTCGTAATATTGATGAGAATTATATTAAGGAAATCGATAATATCTTCAAAGCAATCTCATATCAGTATACTAAGACCGGTGCTTCGCCGTTCTTTCCACCTGAAGACCGTCCTCCAATTATTGAAGTATTTGGTGATAGAGAGCAACGTATTGCGATGATACAGTTATACCTCGACGACAGCGGCGATATTATTACTGATGAAAAAAGCGTATTGAGTAACGAAAATATCGATCTTGTTGAAAAACTAATTCGTGATCAAAAAGATGTTCAAAAAGCAGAGGTTCAAGAAGAAGAATTTAGAACAAATATTGTACGTTCTAAGATTATACCTAATAACTAGCTATTGTGGTGTAACTAA